GCTGCGCGTCGGCCTTCGTGCAGTTGTTGCGAGTGGGGTGGCCCCATGCGTAATACTGGCTCTTGCGCTCTCCGGGTAGCAGAATGCTGACACCCACCGGAACAGGCGGGTACTCCGGGCGCGGCATGATGGGTGCTGTTTCAAAGTCGATAGTCGCTACTGGCGGCGTGCGCATGCTTGGCTCCTTGGTCTAGAATCTTTATGAACCGCACTGGGCGAATGCTTTTGCTGTCTGTACAGCGTGCTAGAGGCCGAAGGCAATAGACACGGCGGCGCAGCACGGTTCACAAAGCGCCCTCGGTAGAAGGCGCAGTGTCCAGGCGTTACTCAGCCTTCAGAGCGTCGACCATGGCAGACTTGATTGCCTTGAATGCCTTGTTGGTCACGTCTTCCGGTTGCTCGACCGCACGCACTGCCGCAATGCAGCGCTTCTGTTCTGCTGCGGTTGCCTTAGCTGCTGCCTTGTCTGCTGCCGCTTGTACGTCTTCTTTTGTGATTACTTTCGCCACGATACTTCTCCTTTCAAAGATGCGCCGAAACCGTCGACGCTGCGTACTGCTTAAACCGGGAAACTGTGAATCTGCCAGTTCACGCGCAGATTGTATTCCTTGCGACTGGTGCCGGTCGTGCGCTCCAGTGTCGCAAACAACTCTTCTCTGCGGCGCTCCATCTCTGCCTCCGCCTCTTCCAGCGTGCTGACCATGCCATGTTCAACATGGTCGTTGCACTGGATAACGTGAACCGCCTTCACCACTGTTGCTGTTGTGCGTGCCATCAGAATTTACCTCGCTTCGCTGTAGTTGCGGGCTTACCGCCCTTGGGTGCGCCCTTGGCTGCCGGTGCAGGCTTGGCCGCTTTGCGCGCTGGGTTGTTGCCTTGGCCGCGCAGGCTAGCACCGCGCTGGGCGTTGCGGCCCTTCGGCGCTTGCTGCTCTTCCTCTTCTACCGGACGGTACGGCAGCACGATCTCAGGTGTCAGCTCTTCGCGGCGTGCGGTCATCGCGTCGAACAGCTCCTGCGTGAATTCCACCATGCCCTCGAACGTGAACTGGAGCTTGAACTGCGTCTTCGCATCCTGCACGCAGCGGATCGTTGTGATCGCGCCCCATGTCGGGCGGTCAAAGTCGGTGGCCAGCTTGTTCACATACTTGGCCCAGTTGTTACCGCTGGTCACTGGCACCTTCAGCATGCGCACCTCTGCCTCGGCCATCGCGTCGGCGCTTTCCAGCGCATCTTCTGTCACCAGCAGCATGCGGCGGATGTTCTTGCACGCCTTGCCGCGACCAGTGTCCGCGCTGCCCATCTCGTTGGCCCAGCAGCCTTCGCAGGTCTCGTTCTGCTTCTCTTGCGAGTCCTCGTGCGGCACCATGTTGTCACCTGCGGCGTCCGGTTCGCTGAATGCGAAGCAGCTGGGGATCTGCGTGGTGCCGGGGTTGAACTTGTCTGCGTAATATTGATTCTCGTGCGCGGCCACCAGCACAATGCAGCGCAGCTCGTTGTCGTCTACGGGGTTGTCGTCCACCGACAGAATGCCGCCGCGTGTAGAGATGGACTTAAAGCCACCGCCATTCGGCTTCTCACTTGCGGCTTGCGCCTTCGCTGCTGCGGACAGCTGTTCCTGCCACAGTACGACTGCGGTTCCGGGTTTCTTTTTTACGGCCATGGTTGAATCTCCTTTTTGGAAAGTATGTTAAACATTGACAGCATTGCAGCATGTGTTCGCCGGTGGAGTGCGTGGCTGTCCGCAGCGCCCCACCACACAGATGACACTTCATTTTCTTTTTGTGCAGCTCACGGTCAGCACAGTCAGCAGCTCAGCCCCTGGGACTGGCTTGCCGGTGTGCGCTACGATTTCATTGAGTGCGGTCTCGCTGAGGCGCTTCTGAAGAATTGCGAAGGCTCCCTTCTTGCGGTTCTTCACAATATAGTCGAAGGTCTTGTCCCAGTCCGTGGATTTCCAGACCGATGTCTTCTCGATCGTAGCCATCGCGGTCTTGCCGGTGATGCCTGTGGCTTGTGACTTGGGCAGGTTGTCGATGATGTGCTCGCGGAGGATCGCTTCTTTTTCTTTCAGCGCTTCCACTACCTTGTTGGCAGCGTAACGCTCCTCGCGGGTCTTGTAGAGAAGATCGGCGCAGGCGGCCAGAGTCTTCGGTGGTGTGAACTTCTTCGTTGTCATTTCATGGCTCCATTCAAGAGAGTTAGAAGTTAGGGGCTTCGGGTGCTGCGTTGCGTAGTATCCAACAACTCCATCGACGAGGCAAGCGACTATCGACGCCGCCCCGACATTATTCTGACAGGCCAGACCCTTGGCAGTTTGGGCACTGGGTCTTCGTCGTCTTTGTGAATCCGACTTGCTTGCGCACAAAGCCGTCGCCCTTGCATGGTGTGCAGGGTTTCAGGCCCTTCTGCCGCAGACTGACCACATACAGCTCGCGGTTCGTAGTCAGTACGCTGTGCGCTACGTTCAGTAATGCCATCAAGTCGTGCGCATTCGGTGCGCTGTTCACGTCCGGATGCACGTAGCGCGCTAGCGCGTTGCGCGCCTTGCCCACCTCTGCGTCTGTGCTGCCTGCGTGTACGCCCAGCAGCGCGAAGTAGTGCGGCGCTGTAGTCAGCTGCTTCAGCACGCTCTTGTACGATCTGATTGGCTTGCCCATCAGAATTTCTCCTTCGGCATTTTGTGGTGCTGTTCGTAGTGCTCCACGATCTGCTGCAACGTGGCCTTGCGCCATTTATCAATGTTGCGTATCGCATAGAGTTTCAACTGCCGCCCGGCCACGCGGATACCCGAGCCACCAGCGCGTTGCAGACGGATGAACCCGGCGCGCTTCATTTCTCTGGCCAGTGCGTTGGCACTCGCGCGCTTGTCACCGAGTGGGTCGTACACCGCATGCAGCTCCTCTGCTGTAAACAAATCGCCCTTCAGCTTGCTGCCGATCGTGTGGTCAGGCTCATGCTTGAGGCGGAATACCCAGACGCCGAGCTCACTCTTGGAGATGTGCGTCATGTCATGTTTGGCGGCGGTGTTCAGTGCTGCGGCCTGCGGGTCAAACTCGCCAAGGTCCAGCGTCAGCATGTAGTGGAACAGGTGGCGCATGCTGTCTGGCTTGTTCATCCAGGCGATGTACCGCTTGCGCAGATCCTCCGGCAGGCGGTTGGACAGTACCTCGTGAATGAAGAAGCGCCGGTCTCCGTCGTCCAGGTAGAACGCGTCCGGGTCGTTCGAGGTGAAGTAGTAGTTGATGCGATCGGGTACGGTGTAGCTCGGCACGTACTTCGGGTTGATGTGCAGCGTCTTCTGCGTGGTCATGGTCTTGAACATATTCGCTTGCTTGCGATTGTTCTGCCCGGTGATATCGTCCGCCAGCACGAACTGCTTATTCTCAGCCCATGCAAAGCGCGCATCCGCTAGGTCTGCGTCCTTGACCTCTGTTGCATTGTCGCCGTACAAGCGCATCAGCGTGTGGCCGCACAATGTCTTTCCGGTGCCTTGGCTTGCTCCCCACATCACCACGGCAGATGCCATCTTCGCGCCGGGGTTCTGTATGGGGTAGGCACACCAGCATTCAAACCAGTCACGCGCTTCCGGCTCAGTGTCCAGGAACAGCGAATCCAGCAGCTCATGCCACAAGGACACATCGCCCTTCACTGGGTCTTCTACGCCCCAGCCCTCCCACATATTCAAGTCGCCCTGCTCTGTGATGCGCGGCTGCCCCGGTGCGTAGGTAAGGCCGCTCAGTTCTGCGCGATGCTCCCACTCCATCCACATCTTCGCGGCGGACTTGCGCACCAGCTTCGCGTTGCCGTCCTTGTCGTAGGCCGTGGTGTCGATCCACACGTTGCTGTGGCTGTGCTGCGTGAACGCCATGGGCGACAGCCGCATGTTGTGTACGTGGTCAAAGATGATGCCTACCTTGCGCAGATACACTACGTCTTGATTCATGTCGTGCAGTGCCCGGCTGCCCTCGTACTCATAGGCGTTGTTCAACACGTTGCGCTTGAACTTGTGGGCGTCATACTCAAGTATGTAGTCGTCCATGCCGCGCTTGCCATGCTTGCTGTGCGGAATGCGCGCGATGTACACGTGGGCACCTTCGTCGACCAGCCTGCGCGCCAGTGCGGCCTCTGCCGCTACGATGTCCGGGTTCGTCGCTGCGTCGCTGTCGTAGCAGATATAGATCGGGCGGTCTTTGAGGTTCATCTCCTTGAACACCGGCAGCAGCGCCTGCCCGGCTTTCGTGGACATGAAGCACCACACGCCACCGAGGCCGATGGTGGGTATGCCTTCTTTGGTGGCCTTGGCGCTCTTCTTCTCGCCTTCGGTGATTACGATCGGATGCGAGGTTTTAAAGTAGTCCGCCCAGCCGATGAACGGCGGTAGATACACCTCGTTCACGGTGTTCGGGGGCTGGTTGTAGCGCAGCGGCTTGCGCCCGGTGAGGGCGTTGAAGCCCTTGGTCGTGGATTCTACGTAGCGCACGCGGAAGAACTTTGTGACGCGGCCCGCTGCGCTGAAGTACGGAATAACGTAGCCCGCAGAAGCGGGTTTGAGCGTGTGGGGCTTTACTGAGAGCTGTAGAACTTTTGCATCTTCGTGGTCTAGGCCACTTCGTTGGAGATCGGCCAGCATTGCGGCATGGAGTTGCGGCTTCTTCATACTCACCTCTTTATACGTTGCGCGGATGGATTACATGGCTCCCGAATTATTCGGTGTTGCTTACTGCGCTCCGGCACGAGGAGTGGGAGCCACCGCACAACGTAGCGTCGGGGCGCAGGGCAACGGTGCATATTGTGCAAGTGCGGGGTAAATCGTGCAAGCGAGTTTCGGTTGAATTGTGGTGTGCAAGGTGCGACCCTAAAAATGCAAGACCCGGAGGAATGCGGAAATTTCGTCCAAAATCGTCAAAAATGTAAACCATTCGAACCAGATGTGAACCAGACTAGATGCCCAATTGGCGCGGGTTTCAGCGTCTCTGGTTCACATGGTTCGGTTTTTATCGTGATTACTACCTTTATATAGGGCTCGGTAATATACAACTGCACTATATAGATTTAAAACTTAAAAAATATGAACCATTCAAACCAAAACAGAGCTAGATCTCCGTATTTACTGGCTTGCAGCGTGGTTCACATCTTGGTTCGAATGGTTCGAATTTACCCCACAAAACAGAGAATTTTGCCACCGTCGACGCTGAAAGCCTTGCCAGTGGCGGATCTGCGGACTTCGGTCCGTCGCAAAGATGTGAACCCGCGACCAGACTATTCGCTTGCGCGAGAGCGTTCAGAAGATGGATAATTGCGCGCAAGAGCAACTACGTAGGGGTAAAGACAACATGGTTAGCACGGTCGTGACAGCCAGACCCAGCCGCAAGCGCACCGCCAAGAAGCCCGCTGCTACGGTCGTAGAGCAGGGCGTCCCGGACACTCGGAACAAAGGTGGCGCACCGCTCGGCAACAACAACGCATCCAAGGGCCGTCCGTTCCTTGACCAGCTGCGTAAGATCATTGCAGCTGATGACTTGGATCCGAAGGTGAAGGTGAAGCGTCTGCGCCAAGCCGCAGAGCAGCTGCTTTCTCAGGCAGCTCGTGGCGAAGAGTGGGCGATCAAGGAACTGGCCAACCGACTGGACGGCCGTGCGATACAAGGAGTGGAAGTTACGAACCCGGATGGCTCGGGTCTGAACTTCTTCGACGCAGCAACTCTGCGCGGGTTCCCGCCTGAGAAACTGATGCAACTGCGCAGCCTGCTGAAAGAGGCCGGCGCTTCCGCAGCATCCGAAGGAGCGGCATGAACGACACACTCGCACACATGATGGCAGAGCTCGAGGAACTGGAGTTCCTGCGAGTGAACCCCGTCTGGTTTGCGGAGAACGTGCTCAACCTCGTCGGAGACAAATACTACCTGGACGCATGGCAGCGCGAGCTCTTGGACGCTGTCGCAGACGTGTACCGCAAGCAGATTGGACAGCGTACTAAGCACAACATCGACGGCAAGTCCATGATCACTGTGCGCGCCATGCACGGGCCCGGGAAGACCTTCACTGTTGCCACCATCATGCACTGGTTCAACGCGGCATTCCGTGGCCGCATCATCTGCACTGCGCCGAAAGAGAAGCAGCTGATCACGCGTCTGTGGCCCGCATTTCGTAAGATCGCAGTGCGCGCGGGCAAGCAGTACGCAGCCCCCATCAAGGTAGATTCCACGAAGATCACATGGTACGGCGACGAGGACTGGTGCGCACTGGCAGAGACAGCCAGCCAGCCAGAGAACCTCGCGGGCTACCACGACGACTACATGCTGTTCATCGTAGACGAGGCCAGCGGCGTGACCGAGCAGATGTTCCCAGTCATTGAAGGCGCGGTGTCCACCGGCACGCTGGTCATATTGCTGCTGATTGGCAACCCCACAAAGAATCAGGGCACCTTCCACGCGAGCCACATGATTCCCAAGGTGGCCAAGAACTACTTCCAAGTGCACGTTGACCTGGACAAGACCACTCGCGTATCTAAGGAGTGGGTGCAGCGCATGGAGGACAAATACGGGCGCGGCAGCCCAGTCGTCAAGGTGCGCTGCTATGGTGAGTTCGCAGACAGCGACGAGGCTCAGCTCATTCCGTATCAATGGCTCGTGGATGCACTGGGGCGCGAGGGCGTGGGTGCCGGGCAGATTCCCCGCCTGCGCATTGCTGTAGACGTTGCGGACGGCGGCGATAACTTCTCTGTGTTCACAGCAGCGTTGATCTACGGGGACGACAGCGTCTACGTGATGGAGCAGCGCAAGCGTTCATTCCCTGCCAGTGAGTCGCCGATCCTGGCTGCGCAAGAAGCGATAGCGATGTTCCGCCAGTATGACGGCAACCCTGCCAACGGTGATGACCTAGTAGTAGACTCTCTGGGCGTGGGCGCAGGCACCGCAGGGTATCTGCTGGAGCGCGGCATGCCGGTCATCACGTACAAGGGCGGCGACTCCAGTGACAACGTGAAGAAGTGGAAGAACCGCCGCACCCAGTCTTACATCAGCATGCGTGACGCACACCGCGAAGGTCGCATTGCGTATGCCGAGGACTTCACGGATGACTGGGATGACTTCACCGCGCAGATGTGCAGCGTGCGCACGGAACCCGGCGGCGAGCGTGTAGAGGAGTTGGAAACGAAGAAGGCGCTGATGGCGCGTGGTGTTGAATCGCCGGACTGCGCCGATAGCGCAGCCATGCTATTTGCCACGCAGCCGCCCCGCACTCCAGGCAAGTTGGAAGTCCTGGCCGTAGGTAAATCCATCGCAGCGGAGGCGCACTAACATGACTGATATCTACAGTTACTCAGCACTGAAGCCGGAAGATTACCATAACTTGATGGTCGCGCTGGCTGCCAATGGTGACGCCACACCGGACGTCGTGCGTCGTACGCTGCTGCTGTCTTCAGAGTTCGGCGCATTAGGCACAATAGACGAGCTGGGCCTACTGATTCATCAGGGGCGCATGTTCATTCACTCGGACATACACACTGGTCTGGGGGCAGGCGCGTCGCACTACCATATCATCGACACTTCATCTGTACAACCCACGGGGCACGGCCACATGCGTATGGCTAAGTTGTCCGCTGAAGGTGGCCCATTCTGGATTGAGTTGTACAAGAACACGCAGGTGTCGTCGCTCGGCGCGGCGGCCCCCATGTACAATCTGCATCAAGGTTCTTCGCGCACCGCTATGACACAGCTGTTCCAGGGTGCTGTGGTTACGAGCGACGGAACATTGCTGGTGGGCGATATCGTACCGGGCACGCAGCAGTCTGGCGACATCACTGACAACGGCGCGCTGGAGTGGATCCTGACGGCGGGCACTCGGTATGCGCTGAAGGTGACAAACAAATCCGCACAGGCGCAGAACTGGGCGCTAACTTTGCTGGGGCATGAGTAATGAATAAACTCCAATCAATGATCAAAGGCATCTTCGCAACCAAGCCGGTCAGCGCAGCTGTGAGCGACGCGCTGCCCAAGCAGCAGGAAGTCGGCTGGTCCGAGTCCAGGATGTACACCGGCAAGGACTTCCCCAAGTACAACCCGGACACGCTCCTGGGCCGCAAGGGCTATGCCATCTATCTGCGCATGATGGAGGACGAGCAGGTCAAGGCCGTGGTGCGCTTCAAGCGTGACGCAATTACTTCTCGCGAGTGGCAGTTCACCTGCGACAGCGAAGCCCTGAGCGAGGACGAAAAGAAGCAGCGCATCGCAGTGTTCAGCGCCGCCATCGAGAAGATGGAGATGCCCTTCAACGACGCTCTGAACGGCATCATGTCTGCGATGTACATGGGCTATAGCCTCAGCGAGAAGGTACTCACAGTCATTGACGTAGAGGGCAGCGCGCAGGTCGGCCTGAAGAAGATCAAGCTGAAGCCGGCCAGCACGTTCTACTTCCATGTTGACGAGTTTGGCAATGTGGAAAAGGTGGAGCAGAAGTTTGAGGGCCGCACGCAGGACATCGACATTACTAAGTTCGTGCACTATGTACAGAACCCAGACAGCGACGAGCACTACGGGCGCAGCGAATTGCGCGAGGCGTATCGCGCGTGGTTCTCCAAGGACATGACGCTGAAGTTCCAGAACATGCATCTGGAGCGCTTCGCTGGCGGCTTCACTTGGGCCAGACCTGTCAACGGCAAGACGCTGGTGTCCGGCACACCAGAGACTGAGAACCTGAAGAACGTCATCTCTAATATCCAAGCGCTGACCAGCATACTGCTGCCCGCCGACGTAGAGCTGAACGTAGAGCACCCGGCCTCTACCGACATGTTTGAGCGCGCCGTAGCGCAACACGACAAGTCCATCGCCAAGGCGCTGCTCGTGCCGAACCTGCTGGGCATCAGCGAACAGGGCGACGTAGGCAGCTACAGCCAATCGCAGACTCAGCTGGAAGCATTCCTGTGGACGCTGGACGCAGACGCCACGCGCCTGGAGGGCGTGCTCAATGCGCAGGTGTTCAAGGAACTGGGCGACCTTAACTGGGGCGACGGCATCTACCCGCGCTTCAAGTTCAAGCCGGTGAGCGATGCGCGCAAGATGGAAGTGATCAAGACATGGGCCACGCTGGTCGGTGCTGGCGCTGTGCAGGCAAGCCAAG